ATCAGCTGCCTTGTTATCCTCGTTGCGACCAAAAGATACGGATATCTCATTTTTGATTATATCTCCTAGTCCATTGTTACGAAGCCATCCAAACGCTGCCTCTCTATTTGCAATAGTGATGCTTGCGCTGTAATTTGGTTTTACATCTACAGAAGATCCGTCCATTAGTTTAAGATGTGATAAACCCATCTCAGACATCATAGTTGGAATTATTTCTCCAGATATATTATCAATTTGTTTTTTTGTGTTTTTTAAATTATCTTCTTGTAGTTCAAATCTTTTTTGTAGTTCTTCTAACTTTTCAACTTGATCTGCAAGGGTTTGTATGTTTGTTGTTTTTTGCAAAACATTTTCTTGGTCTTTTTCAAAATCAATTTTCATTAATTTCTCCTTTCTCGTATAGGTTAATTTCAATAGGATAATATGCTCTTTCTTGTTTATCCCATTTTAGTAAACTGTATTTACCATTTGTCATGTCAGAAACTATCGAACATGCAACACCTATAATAGCTGGATCACCAGTTAATAATAAATAATCTTCTGTCGTAAAATTTTTTAATGCTTTTCGTAATTTAAAAATTAAAGGGCCAGGAGAAAATATTATTTGTGAAAACTCTGGTAGTAAAAATTCAAACTTACCATATTTTGCAGCACCCATAATATTAATTTTTGGTGCTCCCGATTGAGTTCCAGCAACTTCTTGAATTACATAAACTTTATTTTCTTTCATACTTGACAATATAGTTATAAATGTTATCTTGTCAACTAGAAAGAAGAAAAACTATGAACTATAAATTTAAAACAAAACCATACAAGCATCAAATGACTGCTTTAGAAAAGTCGTGGAATAAATCAACTTATGCTTACTTCATGGAAATGGGTACAGGCAAAACAAAAGTATTAATCGATAACATGGCTATGTTATATGATAAAGGTAAAATAGATGGTGCATTGATTATAGCACCTAAAGGTGTTGTAGGCACTTGGTATAGCAATGAACTACCAACACATTTACCAGAACACATAGAAAATGTGACGGTTTTGTGGCAGCCAAATATAAACAAAAAACAACAACAAAAATTAGATTCTTTGTTTGAAATAGAAACAGCGCTACATATTTTTATTATGAATGTAGAAGCTTTTAGTACAGAAAAAGGTAAAAAATTTGCAGATAAATTTTTAAGATCACATAATGCACTAATGGCTATTGATGAATCTACTACAATAAAAAACCCCAAAGCAGGTAGAACTAAAAATATATTAGATTTATCTCGTGATGCTAAATATAGAAGAATTATGACAGGTTCTCCTGTTACAAAAAATCCTTTAGATTTATTTACGCAATGTTATTTTTTAGATCCGTTTCATTTAGAACATGAATCTTATTATTCATTTAGAACTAGGTATGCAATTATGAAAACAGCAAATATATCTGGTAGACAAATAAAATTAGTTTCTGGTTTTAAAAATTTAGGAGAGTTATCTGACAAATTAAAAAACTTTGCTTATAGGGTTTTAAAAGAAGATTGTTTAGATTTACCAGATAAAATATTTATTAAACGTCAAATACAATTAACACCAGACCAGTTTAAATTATATGATCAAATGAAAAAACAAGCTTTAGCTATACTTGAAGGTAAAGTGTCTAGTACAAAAAATTCATTAACACAGTTAATGAGACTACAACAAATAACTTGTGGTCATTTTACTGATGACAACGGTGTTACGCAGTCTATAAAAAATAATAGAATAGATGAATTAATGGATGTGTTAGAAGATATGGAAGGTAAAGCTATTATATGGGCCCATTATCAATATGACATTAACAAAATAATAGAAGCTATTCATAATAAATATGGTCCAGAATCTTTTGTAGATTATTATGGATTAACACCAAAAGAAGAAAGACAAGACAATATTAAGCGTTTTCAAGAAGACCCTAAGTGTCGATTCTTTATTGGAACGCCCTCTACGGGCGGCTATGGGATAACTTTAACGGCTGCAAACACCGTAATTTACTATTCTAACGGATATGACCTAGAAAAACGTCTACAGTCAGAAGACAGAGCACACCGTGTTGGACAAAAAAAACCGGTAACTTATGTAGATATAAATGCAGAAAACACTGTTGATGAAAAGATAGTTAAAGCATTAAGAAAGAAAATAAATATAGCTTCTGAAGTATTGGGTGAACAACTTAAATCATGGATTTAGTAGGACTATACGCGTGACGCGCGCAAATTTTAAGATACGACTTTGCCGTCTTTCCATTCCATATCTGGAAGTCCTTCGGTGTATTTTTTTCCGTCAAAAGTAAGAACTTGTTTTCTATTTGAATTTGATTCGTGATAAGATATGTGGACCCATCCGCCTGCAGGATCATCTTTATCAAAATATTCCATGATCAATTGATCAAAGTCAACGTTATTTTGTAACCAGTAAGCTGTCTTAATGTTGGGTACGCCAAATATTTCTAGGTCGACCGCCTGGCCCTTCGCATGCTGCGAAGTTTTTTTGCTGCCGATTGCTTCACACAACGCCTCGCTCCGGTAGCCGCTAGTGATGGTCACAGGTTTGTCGAAGTGTGCACGTAGTGGTTCTAAAACTTCATAACATAGATCACCTAGACTTTTAATCTCACCTGACCCTGGTGTATTGTCTATGCCCTTACGTTGCGCAGTCATCGAATTGGTCATCTCTCTTAAAGTAAAATGTTTTGAAAGTTGCATAATTTATTTTGTAATATCTGTAAGTAAGACTATTAGTACGGCTCCCATACCACCAACAATCCAATATTCTAATCTTTTAATTCGTTCTTGCATTTCTTTTATTTGCTCAAACGTTTGTTTTTGCATTATTCTGCATAGCTTTTCATGTGATTCTATTTTTTGTAACGCTGATTTTTTAACCATTATGTCCTCGCTGCTATTACCTTTTCAGTTGGTGATAATAATGCTTCCTCTGTCCCTGTCAAGTTAGTTATTGGACTTTTATTTACTTGACTTGTTAATGGACTAGGTGGTGGTGTAGTAGGTAAATTTGCTACTTGTGGTGCTACAGTTCCAATATCAGGCAAAGAAGATATAAAATCAGATTCATTAACTCTAAAATCTTGATTTAATCTTTGTTTTTTTAGTAATTTAATTATTCTTTTTATTTTACGTCTTGTAGCACTATCTAAAACATTTGGTATACCATATTTTCTAGATTGATATTCATAAGCTTCTTCCATACCTTTTGTTATTTCGAAAGGTTTAAATCTATTTTTTGATATACTTTTAAACAAAGGCATTTGTTTTCTTCGTTTAAATTCTTCCTTAATTTTTTTTTTAGACATATTTAATGCCATAGCAGCATCATAATATTTTTTCATTTGATTGTAACTTTCTAGTTTTCTTTGATTTGCAAAAATAAATTGTTTAACAATAAGATCACTATCTTTTACGGGATCTCCTGATAGCGTGTCATCATATATTAACTTTCTTTCATCAGATTGTTCAAATATAAACTGACCTATTCTACCATTTAATTTTCTTTCAACATCTAACGGCACTTGTCTCATACCAATAAAACCTAACAACTCATCTGATACATCAAATTTTGTTCCGTTAATTGATTTATCCATTACTGCACCAATCAATCTTTTAAATTGTGGAAGAGAACCTGGTGATAAATTTTGACCAACATGTAATGCAATATCTTTTGCTATCTCTCCTGCATGATCTTGTGGATTGTATATTCTCCTACCATCTTTATCTAAACCACCTCTAGCAAATACATCTAATACTGCTTGAGTCCAAATTGATTCTCCAATAAAAGGTTCTAATTCTTTTCCAAAACCTTTTACTAATCCTTCAACTAATCCTGCTATCAACGGTTCATCAGGACTTGCATCAACATTAGATATCATTGTATTAATAGGTCTTATTACGGAATCATAAAAATAACCATTACTAAGGTTTATAATTTTATATTTACCATTTTCGTATACAGGTAAAATAACATCTCCTTCTGCATAACCATCTGTTAAAAACAAATCTTTAATTGCTGTTACTTGATCTCTTGTTATTCCATACACAGCTCTAGAAATTTCATAAGCTGCTACAGGTAATGCTGCATAAGTTGTTGCCATACCAACCATACGTTTATATCCTATGGATTGTAACACCGGATCTCTAGATTGTTTTAAAGCTATTTGTGCTGAGTTACCAGCTGTTCTGTATATTTCAGATTTAAATGATGCAAAAGCACCAAGCGGAGATTTTCTTAAATTTTTAATTAAGTCATTAACATAAGCATAATTAGGCACAGTTAGTCTTACAATTCTAGCTGCTTCTTTCATTATTTCTAGGTCAGTAGGCAGTTTAACAGCGCTACCATCTAAATTTTTTACACCATTTTTAATAGCTGATTTGTATGCTGTCTCTAGTTTATATCCTTCAGCTAAATAATTATATATTCTAAATAAATCATCTTCAGCAATATATAAATCTTGTGCTAATCCTGATATTGTTTTTAATCTTTTACTTGTACTGTTAAAAACTTTAGATATAAAATCTCCTTCCTTAACCATAACGTCTTGAAATAAACCAAGGTTTTCTCTACCTCTAACACTTTGGTTTGTAACACCTTCTTCTAATAAAAATTTATATAACTCATTACCTTCTGGTGCGTTTCTGTATTTAGGATTTTTAGTTGCTCGATACATAAGTTGTGGTTGAATAGCTTTAATAGATTTATTCATAAACCCTAATATTTTTTGAGGTGGTATAAAAATGTTACCACTATGAATAGTTGTAGCAGCAGCTGTTGTTAAATTTCTAGTGTGTGTAAATGGACCAAATACTGTTTTTGCAGCATTAGTTAATCCTTTAGGAATTAAAACTAACATACGATATGCTAAACTTTGAGTTATAGGACTACCTGCTACTTCATCTCCAAGCTTAAAAGCTTCTGCCCAATTTTTTTTAGTAAACATTCCATCTAATGGACTAGTGTATAATTCTTCTGCTAAACTATTTGGAAGTTTTAAACCTTGTGGATTAGGTATAATATCTGTTTTTGGTGTTCTGTATGGAAACTTAACTAACGCTTCGTTATACGTTTTTGTAACAATAGGAATTTTACCTTGTTTAACTAAAGCATCTGATCCAGCTTTAATTGCATTATAAAATTGATCTCTTCCTACAATACTAGCCATGTCAGCCATTGTTTTTGTTACAACATTTGCATAATCTTTATACTCACCAAACAAATTTCTAAACGCTGCAAGATCAGATTTTGTTTGTATCAATCCACCTTTACCATCTGCTTTAAATTTACCTGCACCTGTAATGTTGTCAGCTATATTTTTAACTTGTGTCTGTGCATCTGATAAAACATTTTTTACAGAGTATGTAAATTGAGGTGTTTTAGTTATAGGATTCTTAGATACATTCTTAAGTATATTATCAACTTGTATTTCTGCTGTTCCTGGAATGTATTGTTCTCCTCTTTGTAAATTAGCTTTTGCATTTCTTTCAAATATTCTAGCAACATCTTTTCTAAGTTCATTAGTAGGTTTAAATTTATGTACAAAACCCATGTTTTTGTCAAAAATTTTATAGTCATTTGCTAAATATTTATATCCTCTTTCAAACATTAGATCATTAAAATCTTTTAATCCTGTATTTATATTACCACCTTCAAACAAAGTGTTTTTCATTTTAGCAACTTTATTTCTAAATGTAGTTGCGTTATCTATTAAATTAGAAACATCATCTTTAGTTGCTCCTATTTTTTTCATTGACTCACTAAAAGTTTTTACAGCTTCTTTGTTAAAACCTTCAAAAGCTATTTTGTTTTTACCTTTAATTTTTTTAACTGCGTCTTTTGTTGTCATCATAAAATCAGCAATAGTTCTAGATAATACTTCTGGTTCTATTGATTGATTAACTTTTTTAGTATTGATAGACATTTTTCTTAAACTGTCATCTATGTTTCTTATAAAATCTTTTGCAATTAACGCTGAACTTGATTTAATTCCTTCTAATTTTTGTGTAGCTTCAAACACTGCTCTTGGTTTATCACTTCTAGATCTAGTAAACCTAGTTGATTTTTCAATAGCTCTATCTATTTTACTTGCACTTTGAGCCATGTCATCAGTTGCATTCATTATTCTTCTTGTAATTTTAAATGGTGCAACAACAATTGGTATTAACGGAACGGCAAGCTCCGCTCCAAATTTAAATTTATTAATTAATTGTCTGTAAGCATCGTCTCCTGCCATTTCTTTACGGTCACGATCTAAATCTGTTGGTAACCAATCTGTATAATCAGATTTTATATCTCCTATAGTTCCTATGTCTTCTGCTTTCATAACTACAGCCCCAACACCAAGCCCTCCACCTACAGTTATACCGGCCCATTTATCAAATCTTGATTTTTTATTTAAGTTATCTATTTTATCTTTAGCTTTACTTAATGTTTTATTGTTTGTAGTCTTTACATATTTTTTACTTTTAATTGATTTGACTAACTGTCTTGCTTTTTGTGATATTTTTTCTACAGCAGGTATGGCAGTTTTTTGTGCAATTCTTGTTGCACCAATTAATTGAACAACAGCTTGTGTTATTCTACCTGATGCAGTTTCAAATGCATCTTTCTCTGCTTGTTTTTCTATTTTACCTACAATAGTATTTTCAAATGCTTTGTTAAATTGTTCTGCTAAACCTTCATCAACTTTAACATCTTTACCTAAAGCTTGTCGTGCAAGGTCCGTGATCAAAAGTCCAAAGTTAACAACTCCTTTTGGTATTTTAATTAAACCACTAACTGATGCACCAGCTAACGATTCTGATAAAGTTGTTTCATTATATTTATCAGATGGAATACCAACCTGTTCCGTGATCCCTTTTCCTTTGTCTTTAGAATCTTTTTGTTTTTCATAATCAAATTCTCTTTTCTCATCTTCAAGTTTAAATCTAGATCCTTTACCTGGGTATAAAAAATTAAGAGTCCTAACCATGGGACTAGGATCATTAATAAATTTTTGTCTGGCCTCAGACATTTTTCTTTTTATGTCTTTAGATGATGCACCGTCTTGTAATGCTTTCTCTGCTATTATTCTTAATTGTAAATTAATGTATCCTTCATCTCTAAGGATACGCATAGACTTATCACCAACGTCTTTAATGCCTTGTAATTTATCTGATTCTTCATCAGTTGGTTTAATAATTTTTTGAAGTAAATTTCTATCTTCAGCCATGATAAATCCTAGCTTTCAGGTTGCTGGATAGGTATAAATTGTTTTCCAGATTTTCTATAAAATTTTCCGTCTCTGTAGTTGTAGTAAACCATGCCATCAATGTAGTCTTCAAAATCAATTGATCTTTCTTCTGTGTTTGTTGGTAAAGTTAATGTGCCATCTTCATTTAAATCCATACCATTTAAAGTGTTTGTCTCAATATAAAGTTGATCTGTATCAATGTCATCTTTAGTTACTCCTTTAATTTTACCATCAAATATATCTTGTGCAGCTTCAGCTACTCTCATAGCCGAATCATAGCCAAGATCATCTGGATCTTGTTTAATTAAAACACCTGCTCTAGTATCAATTGCTTCTGTTCTTAATTCACCTGGTTCTTTTTTAACACCGTAAACTATTGAACCTACAGCTTCTTCTAATGCTTCTGCGTAAGTCATTTTTTCCCCTTCTGAATTAACCATACCAGATGCTACCATATCATTTGCAAGTTTCTGTGCTCTAGACATATCGGCATCACTTAAATTTTTAACAAGTTCCGTGATCAATGATCGGTCTTCACTTTCTGCTTGTTGTGAGTACGCCTCTTGAAGTTGTTTACCTTTTTGAAACTGTGCAAATGGTTCTTTTGCTGATGATGCAAGTTGTTGAAATATGTTACCAGATTTTGGTCTTGATACTAAATCAAGTCCCATGTTAATTAAAAAATCATTAAAGTTAGTATTAGTTCTCTGTGTTCTTGGAGCTAATTGATTAATTAAATCTCTTTGAGCTTTAATTTTTTCAATGTCTCCGGCGTATCCTCCAGGACCATCTACTCTACCTCTTTTAGGTGTTTCTAATCCAGATGTAATACCTTCACCTGTTGATCCACCCATTCTAAACATTGGTCTTCTTAAAGTTCTATTCATTATGTTACTTTGTTGCCTCTAATATTGCCGTAGATACCACCCAACGTTGATCCTATTCCAAGAGCTGTCGCTAATGGTGATGCGTTAGGTTGCGCTGTAAATTGGTATTGTGCTGGGTATCCTCCCATTAAACCAGTTACACCTTGACCATAGATACCTAATCTTTCTAATGGTTCGTATGCAGCTAATCTGTTTGCTTCTGTTTGTGCTCCTAGTACAGCTTGTGCTTGAGCTTGGTCTGCGGCGCCCACCTGACCCGCTCTTGCAATATCTGTTCCTTGGAATCCTTGTAATGATTGTCCTAGTCCTGTTTGGAATTGTCCAAGACCTAATTGACCTTGTGATAAATTTTGTTGTGCTCCAGCTAATGCACCTCTTTGACCTGCCATACCTGCTTGAGACTGTGCTAATGCTGCTCTTTGACCTGCCATACCTGCTGATTGTCCTGCTTGGCTTGCTTGTGCTTGACCTAAACCAAGTTGTGCTTGACCTAAACCTAATTGCCCTTGTGCAAGTTGTGCTTGTTGTGCAGCTAATGAACCTGTTGCTTGACCTAAACCTAATTGACCTTGTGATAACATAATTTGATTTTGTAAGTCTGCTTGTCTTGCAGCTTGTGCTTGACTAAATCCTTGTGCTTGTAATTGTGCTTCAAGAGCTGCTCTGTTTCTATCTGATCCTGTTTGATATTCTGATTGTAAAACACCTTCACGACCACCACCAAAACCACCAAGTGCTACTGCTTGATCTGATATTGCTTGTTGTCTTGCTTTCGCTTGTCTGTCAAATTCTGCTAACGTTGTATCAATTACTTGTGATTGAAAAGGTGACATGTAAGATGCAACAGACCCTGCTGTTGGTGTTGCTCCTACCGCTGCTAAATTTTCACCTGTTCCAGTTAAAGCTCCTGCTGCACCTAATCCTGCTTGTGCTCCACTAATGTAAGATGGTACTCCACCTAATGTTGCACCTGCTTGAGTTAATCCTGTTCCTGCTGCTCCTATAAAAGGTTGTGCACCTGCTGTTGTTGTACCCGCTGTACCTAACGCTGATTGTGCTCCTGTTAATTGTGTGCCAGCAGTTCCTAAAGTTGTTCCTGCTCCTGTTAATTCTTGTCCTGCAATTTCTAATCCTGTTTGTGCTAAACCTAAACCAGTGCCAGCTGTTGTACCTGCTTGTTGTGCTGCTGTTACAAATGGTTGATAAGATCCAATACCTGAACCTGTTAATGATGTTGCTTGTTGTTGTAATCCTGTTTGTGCCGCTACTTGTGGTGCAAATGTACTTGTTGCAATAGGTTGAGAAGTTGTAGCAGCTAACTGCTGTGCATAATCTTTACCAAGATCTTCTATAAACTGTGCGGGTAATGCTCGTGTTTCTGTTATTGCCATATTTAATCTTTAATTAATTTATTTTCTTTAAGAAAACGGTTATGTTTTATTACATCTAGTTTATGAGTTTTTTTACCTAGACTACCTTTTACAGGAGTGTTTATACGTGGGTAATCAGTAAAACCTGTTCTGTCAGATACTCTTTTTTCTGTTTTTGGGTTAAAACTTTTAAATTCTTTATCAGGTCTTTTTTGAATTCTTTTTAATGTATTTTGTAATTTAAAATCTGATTTAGTTTTAATAGTTTTTTTTGCACCACCTTTTATTATAGCTCCCATACCTTTTGTAATTAAACTCATTATAATACTTCTCCAAGTCTTTGTTGTGTTGCAAACATTTCTCTAGCACCAGATAATCCTTGTGATCCTTTTGATACTTTACCACCTGCTTCTAAATTCTCCATCATGTTCTCCATGATTTCTGCTCCTTTATCTATATCTCCGCCTCCTGCATTTCTAACAGCATCTGCAGTAAATACAAACTCATTTTTTGATAATCTTGCTGGTACATCATCTTTTCTCTCGTACTCTCCCATAGGTACAAAGCCACCTTCATTTCTATAATCTTTTTCCATACCACCCATATCTAATAATTTTCCTTCATCGCCACCTTCAGCATAATTCATTCTACCACCCATAGCTGCCATCATTCTATTACCCATCTGTGGATTCATTTTTGATGCCATCATCATTTGTTGCATCATTCTAGGATCCATCATGGGTTTTTGTATTGGCATTTGATTCGGTAATGTTGTTGTTGCTTGAGCCATACCTGTTGATTCATCATCTGGAAAAGACATTGAATCTATACCTTCTGACATCATAGTTACCGGAGGTAAACCTGCGCTACCACCTAATGCTAATTTTATAATATCTTCATCCTCATCATCATAACCAAACATTTGTTTTGATAATGCTCCTCTAAGATCTCCTATACCACCTTCTCTTAATCCTATACGACCACCATCTGCTGCATAACTAGTTGGTTGTAAAAAAGGAAACAAAGATCTATCTAAATTTCCTTTATTAATCATATCTCTAAAACCTTGCACTCCACCATATTGATCAAATGGACTTGATCCACGAGAGGATTGTGCCATAGCTTCATCTAATGTTGGTTGATTTTTTTCTGTTTTTTTTGTGTATAATCCACCTGCTATTGCTGGTATAGTAAGAGCTGCTAACGTTCCAAGTCCTGGTTTTTTAGATGCGCTAGTTGTTGGAGTAATATTTTTAGTATATTCTTGCATTTTTAAAATTTTGTCTACTGCACTTAGTGTTTTATCTTCATCTAAAGCTGTTTGAAAAATTTTAGTTTTATCTAATATTTTTTTCTGCATAGCTTTTTTAGCTCCAGCACCAGTTAAAAAATTAGTGACTCTACCAGTAAAAGGATTTCCATATAATTTTCCTTGTGCAAAGTTAGCTCCAAAATACGCTAATGCAGCTTTACCTATTGTTGACTTAGTAATTTTTTTAAATGCTCTTTTTAATTTACTACCTAACCCATAAGCACGTCTACCATCAAGACCCATGATACCACCAAAAGCTGCTCGTTGTCTAAATTGATCAGGAATAGAGAACCTTGAAACAAAATCATCTGGACGTAATTCAAATTTGTTTTCATCTTCTGTTACATTTTCTGCTACATCTAAATTTGTTGTAGTTGGCCCTGCAATCTGTGCCATAGTTGGAGAAATATATGTATCATCACCACCTGTAGGAGGAGGAGCAGGTGGGTTATTTATACTTTCAAAATAATCAGCAGCTTGGGGATCTGTGATACCAGTAGTAGTATCAGTTTCATCTTCCATATAATCTTGTATTGTTTGCGGAGGATTTGCAAATTTATTTACTGCCATCATTACTTTTATAGGCAGTGGTAAAAAAGCTTTTGCAAGAGTTGATATACCTTTATTAAATTTATTTTTTCTTGTATTTTCTTGTAATTGTTTATCTAATGCTAATTTTTCTAATCGCATTTTTTCTTTATTAAATCTTGCTATTTCTGCTTTTGCTATTGCAGCTCTGTCTACACCTGCTTGTAAAGAAGGGTTGTTGGCTAATGCTTTTGCAGCACCCGCATCTGAAATTGTGCTAGGTCCAACAGAAAGATTACTTTGATCTGTCATGTAATCTTGCATACTTTGATTACCACCACCAAAATTTTCACTACCAAAATTTGATCCTGCGCCAGCATCTCTTCCACCACCTTGAAATCCTGTTCTCATGATACCACCTTCTTTAACACCTTGTCTTGCTTCTGCCATAGCTTGTTCCATAAACTGTTGCATGGACATAGGTTGTATTCCTTGCTCTTCCATTTCAAATACATACTTTGCGTACTCTTCTTCTAGTTGAGCCATTTGAAACTCTTGCATCATTCTTTGATCTTCTTGTGGTGATTTAGGTCCTTGATTACCTGAGTAGGTAATTTCTGGTGCACCTGTATCTAATGATTCTAATCCTGTTTTCATATAATTTTTTAAGTTAATTTTAAAAGCAGGAATTTAACCTGTGGTTTCTTACATTACTTGTTTTTGTCAAGTAAATCAAGCTATGTTGTAACAGTTCTTTTCTTAACTTCTAGAGCAGATAACACCACATGTAACCTGTTTGCTGTGGCTGCTGTTACTTTTAACACTTCACTTTCCTCTAATACTAAAGGTGCTGTTAATAGTTCCGTGGTCCCATTAGCAGATATTGATTTAGTTTTAAACAAACTAAATACAGCGTCTGCTGTATCTGTAATAGTCACTGTTATAGTATCTGCGTTTCCTGAATCTTCAGATACTATTATAGATTTTATAATAGATGTTGTAGCACTAGGCACTGTATATAATGTTGTAGCACTTGTTGCTGTTAAATCTTTTTTCTTATTTACAAATGTATTAGCCAAAGAAATATGCCTCCGCTTCTGCTTCTTCTTTTATATCTTGTTGAAACGTAGTATTTAATTTCTGCACAATACTATCTATATCTCTAACAAACGATTGTTGTATCTGTTCATCATAATTTTTTGTTGGTTGTGTAAGTGATTGTACAATTCTAGCCATTATCTTCTACCATCCGGTTGTATATCTAATCTAAACGTACCTAGTTTCCAAAATTGACTAGTGCTACTGTTAGATACTTTTAATGATATTGACCTAGCCCTAGCACGTGTGTCTATTTTTTGTGTACTTGATGATACAGTAAATGGACCAAGCGATGAACTAGCTGCTGTATCATTTGGAAAATCTTTTAAATTTAATGTAACTACACTGTCACCAGTTTGTGATAAAAAATCTGGTAACACTCTTCTTATTTTCATCATAAATTCACCATCACCAGCAAGTCCTTGTTGACCTATATCAAAATCTCCAGATTGTATGTTTGCTGTAATAGAGTTAGTTGCACCTTCTTTAATTTCATCTAATCCTTTTTCATGTTCAAAGTACGTTGTTGTACCATCAGTGCATCCAATAACGTGATCTTTGTTTGTAGTTGCTGTTGTATCACTACTATTGTATTCTGTTGCGTGTGGTTTACCAAATACAGCAGAATCTTGCCAAGCTGTTCTAGCTAGTGTTCCTGTTGTCCACACCGGCCGTTCTGGCGTTGAGTCTAGGTAATTGTAACAAACCATACGGTTAACAGTTCCTGATCCTGAGTTAGGGTAGAACCACATAACCTCACCAAACAAGTTATTTAATCCTGCATTAATATGTTGTTTTGGAATTGTATTAATATCATCGTAAACATGATCTTCTACTAAACATGCAAGTGATTCTAGTTTACCTGTATATCTAAAGAAACCATTTTCTGACATCCAATAAGCAGAACCATCAACTTCAACGGCTGCATTTTGTCCAATCAACCCACAGTTAGTTCCTACTTGTTGAAATGAGAAAGTAAAAGGTGCACCGACAAATCTCATAATAAATAATGCAGTATCAGTCCATACGTAAATTGCATCACGACCTCTAATTGCTCCCATAATTTTTGATCCATCGGCAAGTCTTTGAGTACCAGCAGTGTTAATTGCACTAGGTGCATACGAAGTTGTTTCATTAATAGATTCTTGGTCCGAGAATCTTATAAACATTTCATCTCTTGTACTTGATGTACCAATAGTTGTTTCTGTTCCAAAAAATATTAAGTGACGATCGGGTGTAGATACTAAACTAAAGCTAGATGATGTTGGTGCATTAGCAAGTATAGTTGCTCTTGTAGCATTAGCTGTTGTAGGATCAGAATCCCATTCAAATGTTTCGCCACCAGATATAGTTGCAATAAGTTTATTACCAAAATTATCTAATGACCATAGACCTGGTGCTGTAACAATGTCACCAGATGCGGCAGCGTTCCATGCAAAAAAGTTTGATGCATCTGTAACTGTTGCACCGGATGAATGTATTGCTGCTGTTGTACCGGTTGCTCCTCTTGTTAATCCAGATAGTGTACCACCACTATTTCCTGTGTAAGTAATTAATTCATTTCCTATTTGTACTGTACCCGATGATGCAAATGATGTTGAACTAGCCATAGTTAATGATGTAACCGATGCATTAATTCCTGATGATAGTGTTGATGTAAACTGTCCTTGTTGTACACCACCCCATGATCCAAGGCCCCAACCTGTTGTTGCAACTTCAACTGCTGGTCCAACAGGATAATAATGTTTAACACGAATACCACCAGATGTAGTTGCACCTGATCCTGATTCGTTAGATGCCATTGTAACAGTTAGTGTAGTAGTTGTTGGAATACTTGATACTTGAAATTTGTTATCGTCAAAATTACCAGATGTAAAACCAGAATTAGTAATACTTGTAAAATTATCTAATAAGATAATATCACCTTTGTTCATACCATGCGCTGATGCAAAAGTTATTGTAACAGTTGCTGATCCGTTAGTCGTAGAAAATGCACTAGTTAAAGTTGTTGTAGATTTAATTGGGTGTATGTCATAAAAAATACCACCAGAGTATGCGTATAAAATTCTGTTAGTTCCTAACGCTGCATACTTAATACCTGATGCATTTACAAAATGATGTATTGCTGTGTTACGTCCAGTTAGATCAACGGACCCTAGTTGTGCCCAGCCACCTATTTTTTCTGGTGTACCATATCTAAATCTAACATTATCACCTTCTATCCATTGGCCTTCACCTCCGGTTCCAGTAACTTGTTTGTTAAATCCTGGTTGAAAATTAACCTTTTGTAACATAGTGTTATCCTATGCTATACTACGGTTTAGTTGGCCACGTAGCGTCTGTACATTTAGCAACAGTATCTTTACCGTCTGGTAAATCTCTAAGAGCTTGTCTGTACGTTTTCATATCGTCTGATATAGCATTACCTTTTTCAAGTTCAGATGTAATTTCCCAATCAGATGCTTTTAAAAGACCATCTCTTTTAGATCTAAGATCTGCTAAAGCTCTAGCAGGAGCTGCGTTAGCCCAAGCTGTTTCTTCATTGTCTCTAGCTGTTTCTTCAGCTGCTGTAAATTGTACTCTGTTACCGTTTATATTATGATATCTTGGCATAGTTTTCTCCTTTGTGTTTATTTAACATGTTTATAGTATTCCGTAAAGACAAATATCTCCAGCATCTATGTTACCTGAACTCATTGCAAATTGAACACCATCAATAGCAGCTGTGACATTACAATAACCAGCTATAAAAGCTTGATAAGAATATGGGTTGCCACTACTTAAATTCATAGATTGAGTGTTTGCTATAAAATGTTTTACAAAAGTTGTAGAGCTAGGATTAAATAAATGAAGATAACCTGATATTGAGGCATCATTATCTACATTTGTATCTTGTGAAATTATTTGTGCTGATGTGCTTTGTGCTAAATCTTTTGATGTAATATAACTTACTGCTACATCACCCCCACCAGCTTCATCTTGATATGTTAAAAAATACGTTGTAGTTTTAGTTGCATCATAGTTAGTTCCACCATCTCTAAAATTTACTGTAAATGTTTGTCCAGAAGTTGCAGCATGAATATTTTTAAATGTAAATACATACTCTTTATAAGTATTATCTAAGACAACTGAACTTGCTCCATCAACAAAAGATAAAGTAGCAGAAGATGATGCTGTTAGCTTTTTAATAAACACCATGTTAGCTCCACCTGATGTTAATGACCCAAAAGTAGTAGCTACTCTAGCACCTCTATCGTTTATTGTAATTAATTTTTCTGCAGGTAATGTCATTATGCGTCCTTTATTCCGTAAAGTTTAATTTTGCCAGCATCTATGTTGCCAGAGTTCATTGAAAATTGAACTCCATCTATTGCAGCTGTTACATTACAATAACCAGCAACAAAAGAATCTTGATTAGCTGAAGCATCATGTACTGATGAACCTCTACTAATAAAATGTTTTACAAAAGTTGTTGATGATGGATTAAATAAAAAAAGTTCTCCAGAATATGTTTCATCATCTGCATTACCGATAGAACTAGTTAATCTTTGAACACCAGTTGATTGTGCTAAATCTGCTCCACTTTGATAAGCAAATCTATCTCCTGAACTTTCTCCATCATCTTCTTGATGATAAGTAGCAAACATTGTTGTAGTTTTTGTAGCATCATAACTTGATCCACCATCTCTAAAATTTACTGAAAATCTTGCTCCATCAGTTGCTGGATGAATATTAATATACTCAAATTTATAAATAGGATAAGTATCATCTAATACAACACTATCAGTGCCATCTACAAATGACAACGTACCAGACGATGAAGCTGTTAAAGTTTTAATTAAAACTAATGCACCCGTATCTCCACCTGCTGCTGCAGGAGTCGTGGTTAAATCTTTAAGAGATCTATCGTTGTATTTGACTAGTGCCATTATGATTGTTTATCTCCTACTCCGTACATTTTAATTGTTCCAGCGTCTATGTTTCCAGATGCAAATTTAAACTGCACTCTTGTTAATGCTGTAGTTGTGTTAAAGTACCCAGCAAAGTGATGATCTAAAACATAATCTGGTTGGCCATCATCATTTTGTGATAAAGTTCTTGCAATAAAATGTTTTACGAATGTTGTACTAGATGGATTATAAATAGTTAATTCTCCATTTAAGTTTTCATCATTATTAGTACCTAATTGTGGAGATTCCATAAGATGTTGAAATGCAGTTCCTTGCGCTTGATCTCCAGCAGTTATATAACCTAATCCAGATTCTCCACCATCTTCTCTATGATAAGCTCTAAAAGAAGTTGATGTGATAGTTTGATTGTAATTTGTGTTTGTTCCTGTATCAGCTTGAAAAGCAAAATAACTTTCAGCAGATGGATGAATATTTATAAACTTAAATAAATAACTATCATAAGTAGAATCTATACTACTTGTAAAATCTAAGGTTGCACTACTTGACGCTGTTGCTGTTGTAAGCAACGTTAAATTACCATCAACCAAAGCTGCCGCTGTTGGCAACGCTGTGATTGCTGTTAGTGCTCTGTTGACTGCAGTTCGAATAGCCATAATCTATGATACTCCATACATTTTAATTGTGCCAGCGTCTATATTACCAGAGCTCATTGTAAATTGCACTCCATCAATTGCTGCTGTAACATTACAATATCCAGCTATATAATTATCTACTGTATGATTATCTGATTCATATAAATTAGTTCTTACTATAAAATGTTTTACAAAAGTAGTTGTTGATGGATCAAATAATTCTAACATTCCGCTTAAAGCTTCATCATTACCGTTTCCTTGACCACCACCTAATTTTTGAACTGATGTACTTTGTGCAAGATCATCTCCTGTTCTATAACCTAATGAACCCCCAGTCCCATCTTCTTTATGTAATGCTCTAAAATAACTTGTTGTTTTAGTAGCATCATAGTTAGTTCCACCATCTCTAAAATTAACTTGAAAACTAACATTATCAGTAGCTGGATGAATATCAAAAAATTTAAATACATAACTTTTATAAGTAGAGTTTATTCCACTATCAAAAGTTACGTTTGCAGAACTACTTGCAGTTTGCGTAGATAATAAAGTCATACCACCAGCACCCGTAGCGTTTGATGATAAATCCATGTCATATTTTATGCTTGCGTATGTTGCCATTATGCTATCCCGTAAAGTTTAATTGTACCACTATCTATATTGCCACTAGACATACTAAATTGAACAGCATCTATTGCAGCAGTTACATTACAATAACCAGCAACATATTCATTTGTTGATCTATCATTTCTATCATAAGTATTTGCTCTTGCTATAAAATGTTTTACGAAAGTAGTTGATGATGGATTAAATAAAAACATCTCACCACTTGCAGTTTCATCATTACCATTACCAATTAATCCTGTAATAATTTGTGCAGATGTCGATTGTGCTAAATCATCTGCAGACGTATAAGCTAAACTTGTTGCAGTATCAGCTTCATCATGTCTTGCAACAAAACTTGAAGTAGTTTTAGTAGCATCATAAGCGGTGCTTCCGTCTCTAAAACCCGCTTTTAAATATACTGAATTAGTAGCTGGGTGCACATTAATAAATTTAAAAATATATGTTCTGTAAGTATTATCTAATACTACATCACTAGATCCATCTACAAAAGATAAAGTAGCGGATGAACTAGCTGTTAAAGTTTTAATATGAACTAACGCACCACCTGATCCTGATGGTAAAGCTATGTTGTATCTAGAATTTTGATATGTTGCCATTATGATACTCCAAATAGTTGTATGGTTCCAGCATCTATGTTGCCTGAAGTCATTGAAAATTGTACACCATCTATTGCAGTTGTTGTATTACAATATCCAGATGCAAAAATTTCTTGTGAATAATTTGCATTACCATTGCAATTTATTCTTGATAAAAAATGTTTAACAAATGTTGTAGATGATGGATTAAATAAATGTAAATAACCACCAGCACTTTGATCGTTATCATTTCCAATATTTTGAGCAATAGACTGAGATCCTGTGCCATTTGCTAAATCTGTTGCTGTTAAATAGGTTATTTCAGCTGCGGTATCATCTTCATAATGAAGTGATCTAAAATGAGTTGTTGTTTTACTAGCATCATAATCAGTTCCACCATCTCTAAAATTAACTTGAAATTTTACATTATCTGTTGCTGGGTGAATATCATTAAAAATAAATATATACTCTTTGTAAGTAGAATCTAAAACAACATCTGATGCACCATTAACAAAAGATAAATTAGCAGAACTTGATGCAGTTAATGTTTTGATTAAAACGAGAGAACCTTTACTAAACCCGTTGTATTTGATAGCATTATAATTAGCCATCTTACTTCTCCTTTAACAGCCAACCTTGCGTAGAGTCAACGTACACAAGAGTAAAAGCTGCTCTTTCTGTTGCAACTGTTAAATCAGCCGATGCTCCTTGAATCTTGTGTGAGTTTCTGCCAACAGTAATATTGTTTGTATCTGCTGTTGCAGCGTAATCTATTATGTGAACTTCGTCACCTCGAACTGCTGATGCGGGTAATGTCATTGTAAATGCAGAACTAGTTGTATTTACAAAATATCCTCGACCTGCAACCATTGTCGTTGCACCAGTAACTACTGCTTGCCAATCTACAATACCACCAGTATTAGCTGCAAGTTTTGGTTCTGATACAGTTCCATCGCTTGGTACACCGAGGTCTAAAGTGTCACCCATTACAGTTATAAAATCTATGGCATCATCCGTTGTCAATGCTGCGGCAAATACAATCGTACTACCAACAATAGTGTAAGATGATATAGGAGCTTGCAATACACCATTTAAAGATACCAAACAGTGTTGGGCCGAAACCGGGCTAATAGCTACACCACCAACTAATAAATTAAATGTATCTGTAGCACTTGTCGTTATCGCATCACAAGCTTGAAAATTACCGAGTGTAGGTTGAACGCCAATATAGGCCATGTTATATTACTCCTTTTAGTTTATTTACCATATTAAATGATTCCATACAAGGTTATAGTTCCAGAGTCTATGTTACCACTTGCAAATTTAAATTGAATAGCATCTATTACTGATGTTGTATTAAAGTAACCAGCACAATAGTTATTACTTGATGATGGATTGTCAGAAATACTTTGAAACGTTGTAATAAAATGTTTAACAAAAGTAGTCGAAGCTGGATTGAATAAATGTATAATACCACTACAATGCTCATCATTAGCTGTATTTTGTGATTCAGTTAATATTTGAAAACCAGTACCTTGTGCTAAATCTCTACCAGATTCATACGTAAAACCTTGACTTGTAGCGTTGGTTTCATCTATTTTTGCTTGAAAATGTGTTGATGTAATAGCAACTCCATAATTTGAACCAGTGTCTGATGAACCTTGAAATGAAAAATTTGCAACAGCAGATGGGTGAATATTATTACAAACAAACACATATTCTTTATAAGTAGAATTTAAAACAACATCCGATGCTCCATTAACAAAAGATAATGTACCAGAAGATGAAGCAGTTAATTTTTTAATAAAAGCCATAGATCCACCACCTGCACCTGTCTCAAGGTCATCGGCTCCTGAATCAAAACCAATTGCTGAATTTGCAGATGGAGTTACATTTAGACTATTAAAATTTAATTTAGATATTGCCATTAACTATCCTTAATTCCATAAAGTTTTATTGTACCAGCATCTATATTTCCAGATGACATTTTAAATCGAACTCTTGTTAATGCTGTTGTTGTGTTAAAATATCCAGCATAATGACTAGGTGTACTGTTATTGTCATGAGTATATGTATGAGATCTACATAAAAACTGTTTTACGAAAGTAGATGATGATGGATTAAATAAATGTATTATTCCAGCAAAAGTTTGATCATTATCACTTCCACCGCTTGATGTGATTCTTTGAAAACCTGATGCTTGATTTGAATCATTACCAGTTCTATAAAGTAAATCTGTTGCTGTGCCTCCTTCATTGTGATAAGCATCAAAAGCTGTTGAAGTAACAGTTTGATTATAAGATGTATTAGTTCCAGTATCTGTTTGAAATGAAAAAAAAGCTTCATTAGTAGCTGGGTGTATATCTATAAATTTAAAAACATATAAAGGATAAGTGTCATCAAATACAACATCTGACGAACCATTTAAAAAATCTAAAGTAGCAGAACTTGATGCAGTTAAAGTTTTAATAAGGGTTATAGCTGTAGAGGTAGCTGTTGAAAAACCATCTGCGTCCGCATCAAATGCTAACGCTGCACCTGCAACAGGTGTCACGTTAAAACTATTATAATTAAATTTAGATATTGCCATTACACTACTCCATACATTTTTATTACACCTGCATCAATGTTGCCAGATGCCATTTGAAAATTAATTGCATCTACAGCTGATGTAGTATTTGCATATCCTGCAACAAATGTGTTTGTTGATGTTGGACCATTATCCGTAAAAGTACAAGTTGATATAAAATGTTTAACAAATGTAGTTGATGATGGCGAAAATAAATTTAGTGTTCCACTAAAACACATATCATTATCTGTACCAACATCTCCATGAACTGAAAGAATTTGATAACCTGTTCCTTGTGCTAAATCATGTGCTGTTTTATAACTCAATGATGTCGAATCATCTGCTTCTGTATGGTAAGCACCAAAAGATGTAGTAGTTTTTGTAACATTATAATTTGATCCACCATCAATACTCACATTAAATTGAAATTTTGATGCACTTGCTGGATGAATATTTATAAATTTAAAAATATATTCTTTATATGTAGAATCTATACCAGATGTAAAAGATAAGTTGGCTGAACCAGATGCAGTCTGTGTAGACAATAAAACCATACTACCACCAACATCTCCTGTTTCAAAACCATTGGCACTAGCATTCCATTTAAGTTTTTTACTAGCTACGGGTGTAACGTTTATGTTATTAAAATCTGCTTTAGAAAGAGCCATATGCTATTACTCCTATTCGTAGCCAAAAAATTCTATTAATATTTTTCCTGCTGTGTAGTTGGCATCGGTTGCTGCACCAGTAACCATGTACAAATATTTATCTGCTGCTGGTGGTGTTGGTATTGATATCATTGAACCTAATGCTAGATCACCGCTATCACACATTTGAACTTGGTTAGTAAGTCCTGTAATAGCTGCATCTTCTGTTCCTGTTGCTTCATCTGCATACCATAAATTAATATCAGGGTCTCCACCTGCAGGTGCTTCCATACAAGTTATTTTACCACTTAAAACTGTTCCATTAATTGCTGCAGTTATCTGACCTATGTGTGAATTAGCTGTTGCAGCTTTTCCAATAATGTCTCCACTACCAGAACTAGCTAAACCGGTAAGGTCAATTAAAATTCTTGTATGAAAAATGTTTCCTAATTTTTGAACATCTGATCTATAAACTGTTCCTGTTCCAGTTGTAATTCCTGTGCCTGCAGTCAACGCTGTAACCGCTGTTGTGCCTAACATAGCAGGTGTAATACTATTAGTTGATGGCACTGTTGATTGAATAGCTCTAGCTAAAAAAATACAATACATAACATCTGTCGATGCTGTGTTTTCTGATAATGTTAATGCTGTCCCTGTTGCAGTGTATGCTTTACCGGACCCAGGGTGTTGTCTAACGTTATTTATAAATAATGCAATCTCACTCTCGTTACTTACTGCATGAGTAAGAGTATAAGAAGATGTTGCTGACGTAGAAAAATTTTGTGTAGCAAAAGTAACGAAGTTGTCTGTAGGTTGGTTCCCAATATAGGCCATCTTACGTTATCTCCATAATGCTCAACGTGCCAGAAAGTTTATCTGCAACGGAACAATCTATCTTAAGTTCATCTGTTGCTTCTAAAACTACCTTACCACCCGTTAAGACCTCCAAAGAACTTCCTGCTGGAATGTTTACGTCTTTCACTAAAAAAGATATACCATTAGTTACATCATTAGCTCCACCACGACTTCCTGTATCACTATGTAATTCTACTTCTGCTGTGACTGAAGTTGTATTAAGGTTAGTAAGAACTAAACCTAACACCACTGTAGTAGTCGAACCAGCAACCGTATACATTTTGTAAGCGGTACCTGCTGATGCGGGTTCTGCTGCAAAATTTACTACTTTAAACGTATTTGCCATTTTTTTTCTCCTATTTTTCTTTTATATATTATCCTAAAGCAATTGCAAGAGCTGTTGGATCATCAGTACTAAATCCTGCACTACTTAGATATGTTTTAACATCTGACATAGCTACTTGGACCATAGTTCCAGCATCATTTGCTACTAATCTATCAGCATCTACTAAAGTTGTACCTGTTGCAGATGTTCCACCATCTACAATATTAAGTTCTGCTGCTGTAGAATCTACAGCTGCTAATTTTGTTAAATCTGCTTGTACTAATCCAGAAACACCATCAAGTAAATTAAGTTCTGCTGCTGTTGATGTAACTGTTGTTCCATTTATAGATAAAGCATCTGTTTCTAAAGTACCATCTATATCTGCATTTCCAGATACATCTAAAGATCCTGCATCTAATTCTCCAGATAAAGTAATATTTCTAAATCCAGTGTAATCTTTATTAGCATCTAAAATTACAGCTTTACTTGCTATAGCAGTTCCAATAGCTGTTGCTCCTAAATCTAAAGCATTTATTTCTCCAACAACTACAGTTGCTCCATCTAAAATATTTAATTCTGTTGCAGTAGACGTTACTGCTACATCTTCATTTATTTTAGGAGATGTTAAAGTTTTATTTGTAAGTGTATCTGTTGAAACTAAAGATACTAAAGTTGAATTAGCACCAGCTGGTAATAACATAGTATTTGTAACAGCAGCCGAGTGAGGTTGAGAAGCAAGAGTTTGACCATGTGAATTAGACTCACAATTATATACTATTCTTCCAGAATTTGTATTACCTCTTACAACAACTGTTCCTGTACCATTAGGTGCTAGGTCAATAGTTGCATTAGAAGTAGTTACAATATCTGCACCATTCATATCAAGATTACCACCTAATTGAGGTG